TCCCATTCTTCTTCAACATCATCTTCTAAGCCTTTATGTTCATCACTAGCAAGTGCAATCATTTTAGCCATATCGCCACGTTCGTCGTCGCTGTCTTTAGGCATTGGCATAGGCATTTTCATCTTCATTGGCATTTCATCATCATCTGGTTCCATATGTCCGCCAGTTTTGCCGCCCATTAACTTAATTAAATCTTCAATAGCATCTACGCCACGAGCATTTAAGTTAACGTTCATTGTAACTTTGTCTGGTTCTGGAGCAGGTGCTGGCGGCATTGCGCCACATTCGTCAACTGCGACATCTGATTCACTAACTCTGTTGAATGATTCTAATATGGTTTTCATTTCGTTAGCGTTACTGCTTGATGCTGCCGGCGCTTTGCCTTTTTCTGCTGCATCAAAATTCTTTAAAATATTTAACATATCCATAATTTAACTTCCTATCGGGCTTTTAGCGTTTTCTTTATTACTAATGTCTTTTGCGTCGCCTGCCTTAACAGATTCAACAGGATCAATTTCTCTTTCCTGACGTGCTTTTTCTAATTCTTTTAGTAATTCCATAACACGATTGTTGCCAACATCACCTTGTGCGCTCTCACCACCCATATCTTCTGTGTTTAACATTGATTCGTATGGCGTATCTTCGTCAGTTTCTTCTTGAGCAACATCAAGAGGATCATTAAGATTATGCACAATTACGTGGCTGCGTGGGACTACACATAAATTACTTAGATATTCTGTTAATACTCCGGTAGTTGTTGGGTAATTTACATCAGTTTCAAAATAAGTTACTTCCGTGTTTTCTAAATTTGGGAAATCTAATGGTCTTTTGCTAATAGGTGTACGCTTGCCGCCGCTTAAATTTACAAGTCCGTATTTTTCAAGCCCCATCTTTAAACGATCTTCAAAACCTTCAGGCAACTCGCCAGCAAAACCAAGTTTGAATTGGTATACTTTTTTTGATTCTGTCAAATATTCATTAAAACTCTTCATCATTGTTTCCCAGTTTAAGTTATTTATCCATATTTTTTAATTTTTCTAGCAAACTGTTGCGATCTGTAACTACATAGCCTTCACCGTTAACAATGTCGCCGTCGCTTGAACTACTTTCTTTGTCCATTTTTTCTTTTTTGAGTTGCAATTCTATCATTTTTAATTTTTTATCTAGTTTTGCAGTTTTTGCATCTAAACTAGTCTTTAGCATAGTACCTGCTACTTCAAAAACACGCCCACTGTAACGACTTTCTACGTTCATACCAAGATCCATTAGATCTTCATATGCCTCTAATGCTCTTTTAGCAATATCTTCTAGCTCAGCATCTGCTTTTTCGCCTAGTCCTTTAACAGCAGGAAGCGCAGATGCAATTTTATCTAGTTCTTGTATGTCGCGAACCGTTTCTTCCTGCTCAACAATAGCAGTTTGCTTCTTTGCTTTCTTTTCTTCTGCCTTTGCTTCTTTAATTACTTCTCTAGAATCAGGCAAATCTAATAATTCTTCTAATTTCTTAGTCATTTTTAGTACACCATTATATGCTACTATTTATTCAAAAAATGCTACCGTATCACTTTTATGCTTAATAGTAGTAAACCCAAGCGATTCAAACCATTCCTTAACATGTTCTGCTTCATTTCGTTTATTTTCAAACATTACAACTGGTTTGTATTTTAAAATTGTTTCTTTTGCACCTAAACAAACATCCATTTCATAGTGTTCAACATCTATTTTAATAAAATCAACATTTTCAAAATTAAAATCATCTAATTTTTTAATTTTTACTTCAATTCTAGGAGCATCGCTGAATTCAGGACCATTAAACCTAACAATGCTACCATGTTGCGGCTTATGTACACCATTAGGCATAACAATTACTTGTGTCGATTCTTCATTTCCTAAGCCGTACTGATATTTTTCTGCATTTTCTGAAATTTTATCAAAAACATCTGGATTGGGTTCAAAGGCAATTACTTTGTCAAAGTCGTCTAAAAACGGATTAGTAGTATCTCCGTTACATGCGCCAACATCAATATATACACGACGCTCTTTAACGTGAGGCAATGCCCACTCTCTAATTTTTCTTTCGCTCATTTTTTAATTATCTACGTTTTCCTGTGTGAAATATGTCATTTTCTGTTATAATACGGAATACTATACCTTTTTGTTTACAATAAGCCCGTGCTGCTGCCCATTTTGCCTGATTAACAACAAAACTTGCTTGATTTACTCGACTTCTACCTAAACTTTCTTTAAAAGTTTGGTTTGCAGGTTTAACTTCTATTAATTCTACGCTCTGCGCACCTGTTTTACTAGTATATGCTACAAAAAAATCTGGAACATAGGTAGTTAACCTGCCTGTAAGTGGATTTTTGTAAGGAATACGTATTGCTTCACTTGCCCATTTGCTTACGCTTGGATGTTCGTCACAGAATTTCATAAAAGCAAATTCCCAACTGCTTCTATAAATTGGTGTTTTGCCACCTACGTATTTTTCTGGGTTTTTAGGCGAAAATTGACCTTGAGCAAACCGTGACATTATGCTACTATGTTGCGTTTCTCGAATTTATCGACTACAACATCTCTCTTGTAACCAAGTGTGCTTGTCTTAGGGCGATTATAATTTAATACTTCAGTAACAACAGCACTTAGTTGCACATTTGTTAGACCTTGTAAAGTATCTAACAGTTTAAATATGTTAATATTGTCAAGTTTTGCTTGTTGCAACAATGTTGTACCTACAGCAATTGATGCTGCCTTGTCAAATCCTCTTTTTTCAAAGTATGTTATTACAGCGTCTACTTGGTTAGTAGGAAATGTTAGCGGCTTTGCGTAATAATTATTAAAAAAATTAGTTACACCTTTGTCGCTATAGTTACTTGGTTTTTCTTTTGGTAAACTTGACATTAACTGTATCCTTCTTTTGCCGATGTTGGTAGTGCATCAAATGTTGCTCTTGCGCCATTAATACCACCAGTACCACCAGTACTTAAATATTCTTTCTTAAAGTTTTGGAACTGCGCATCCTCAATTGATTGAGGATTTGTATCACCTGTCGAAGTATTTACTCCTGATGTTGATCCTGCAACGGCGCTTAGACCTGCAACAGCAACAGTTGCTAATGCAATATCACCTAATCCTCCAGTACCGTTTGATTTAGGAAATACTGTCTTTGCTACACCGCTAACGTCTATGCCAGCAACGCCACCGATAGCGTCGGTTAGAAGATTTAATCCGCCTGCACGTAAAGAGTTTGAATCCATATCGCGGATGTTACCAATTAGGTTCGCCGCAGCAAGACCTGCTTCAAATGGATTGCTAAAGTTTTTACCTTGTGTGATATATTCATACAAATCTAAACCTGCACCAAGAGCATCGTCCAAACTTAACGGGCCGCCGCCTTGCAAAGATAATGGACTTGGTGTAACATCGTAGTGATCTGAACGTCCAAATCCTGCTGGATCTCCATTTGCACCAGCTTCTACTCTACCTCTATCATAATAAACAGTGTCATAATTAACTGTTATAGTATTCTGCATCACATCACTTGCACCATTATCTAACGAGTCGTGTTCCCAATTAGAAATAATAGGATTTACAAGAGTAAATTTAGTATAAGTTTTGCGAGCCATTTGTGCAATTTCAATCCTATCAAAGAATGGAACGCTTGGGATACTATTATCTAAACCAAATTTAAAAGAATTTGTTCCTTCACCATCGTATGTAGTATCGCCTGTTCTGAGATTACCATATGCACCACTATTTGGTCCGTGATAGCCATCGGCAAAGTAATACTTAAAGTATGCTTCTAACAGTCCAGTAGTAGCACCAAAATTATCATCGTGGAATGTGATGCTAATTGGTTGATAATCTATCTTTGTCTGTATATGCTTTTTACGATTATACTTGTTCTTAGTTTCAATTGCTGCTTGGAATTTAGGCAGGTCGCATCGTTTAACTAGCATACCTATTTCGTGTGTATATTGTGCTACGTCAGGAATGTATGATTGTGCTATCGGAGTTAGATAAAATGTTACATGATATAAAAACTTTAATTTAGGAGCGTGTTTTAAATTCTCAGTAACATATAAACGACTAGCGTGTTGCCAGTCTGCAAGATTACCTTTAGGTCCTAAAAGTCCTGATGCTAAGTTGTCAAAAAATCCACTGAAGCTTGCCATACTAATATTTATCTTCGCTTATAAACTGTGTATATAATAAAAAAGGGGACCGAAGTCCCCTTAGTCGAATGACAATATTTTATTATTAACCGCCGCCAGTTACTAATGTACTTACTGTACGTCCAACTGCTGTACCAATACCAGTACCCTCTGGAGTTTGGATAGCATTATCAAAGCGGATTGATAACTGGATTGTTACCGGATCGTTTGCGCTGTATGCTAACTGATTGTATGCTGCACTAGTAATAAAACAACCATACAATTCAAACGTTTCTAATATTGTTGGATCATTTGCACCGTTACCACCATCTAAGATTTCAATGCGTGTAGTAAACTTATAATCCTGACCTGATGCAGCACTTGATTGCTCCATAAAGTCAAATTGCTTCTGTAGTTGCTCGCCTACTAGTTTCTGTACTTTACCAGTTACATCTTCACGTAAGTTAAGTGTAATTGCGTCCCAACTATGCTTACCTGCTAGGTATGCTTTTGAGTTGTATACGTCAATAGTAACTTCTTCAAAGTTAACCGTTGGTCTAGTTACGTCAACTACTTGTTTTGTTAATTCTACAACTTCGCCTGCGCTTACACCAAAACCTTCTAGTGATACTCTGAAGCGATATTGTAGTTTTGGCATTAACAAACCTTGCGAAGTAGTATTCGCTCCGCCTGCTAATGGTACCGTAATTTTTGATAAACTTGAGATTGCCATTCTTTATTCTCCTGTTGCAAGTATTTATCAATTATTAGGCCCCTTTAATGGGGGCCTAATTTCTTGATATTATAAGCCTGCTATTTCTCCTGTATTCTTCAATCTTAATGGAATGTAAATGAATTCAACAGCCTTAACAGGTTCAATAGCAATGTCTAAGTATAGTTCATTTCTATCAATTCTGCTTGGAGTGTTGTTGCTTTCATCACAAACAACTAGGAAGTCATACAATGCTCTCTGACCTACTAGTTCAAGCATTAAGCTCTCTGCTGCCTGCTTGATTTGATCACGTGTGATCTTATC